TAATGTTAGCTTTGTTTCCACCACAAGCACCATTCTTTAGATTAGATGTAGATGATTTAGTTTACAAACAAATAGAAGGTGACGTACAACAAAAAGCTACAATCGAACAAGGTTTAGCTAAAATAGAAAAAGCTGTCATGGACAGCATAGAAAATAATAATGACAGGGTTGCTGTTTACGAAGCATTAAAACATTTAATTGTTTCAGGTAATGTCTTATTAAAAATGACAGAAGATGGATTAAGAACATATCCATTAAGTAGTTATGTAGTTAAAAGAGACCCACAAGGAAAAATATTAAAAATTATAATTAAAGAAGGTATCTCTCCTAATACCTTATCAGATAAATTAAGAAAAAGCATAGGTGATAAACTTAATGAAGAAACTAAATCATTAAATTTATTTACTTGTGTAGCAAGAGAAAAGAAAAGATTTTATGTCCATCAAGAAATAGCAAAACAAAAAGTTTTTGAAAAATATTACGATTTAGACAAACTTCCATTCATAGCACTTCGCTTCAATAGAATTGATGGTATGAACTATGGTAGAGGTCATTGCGAAACTTTTGAGGGAGACTTACGAAGTTTAGAAGGTTTGACCAGAGCAATCTTAGAGGGCAGTAGTGCGTCTTCTAAGATGCTTTTTATGATTTCACCAAATGGTTCAACAAGAGCATCAAGTATAGCTAAAGCACCTAATGGTGCAATCATTGAAGGTAATGCACAAGATGTTTCTGTATTACAAGCTAATAAGTTTGCTGACTTTAGAGTTGGCTATGAAATGATGGGTAGAATAGAGCAAAGATTACAGTTTGCTTTTCTATTAAATGCTTCTGTCCAAAGACAGGCAGAAAGAGTGACAGCTACAGAAGTACAATTAATAGCTAATGAATTGAACGATGCACTAGGCGGTGTATATGGAATTTTAACAACAGAATTTCAGTTGCCTTACATAAACACAAAATTGGATATGTTAAAGCAACAGAAACTACTTCCTGACTTACCTAAAGAATTAGTCAAAACTAAAATTATAGTAGGAATGGAAGCATTAGGTAGAGCATCAGACAGGTTGAGATTATTACAATTTATGTCTGATTTATCTAATACATTAGGTGCTGAAACTTTAGCACGATATATAAATCTTGATGATGCTATTAAGAAATTTGCAGTAGCAAATGGAATAGACACAGGTGGTCTAATAAAATCATCAGAACAAATCCAACAAGAAACCCAACAAGCACAACAGCAACAGTTTGCACAACAAGCGTTGGCAGACCCAAGAGTAGCAATAGAAGCAGGAAAAAGTTTAGCTAACTCTGGTGCAAGTGTAGGTGCTAATGGGGAACTCGAAATACCAGAGGAGTAAAATATGAGTACAGAAAAACAAGAAGTTTCTTTAGATACACAAAATCCATCTTTAGAAGAACAAGCTAGTAAACAACCTGAAGCACAGGCAGTAGTAGCCAATGATGAAACAAGAGTTTCAGTTAGCGAAGCTGATAATACAACAAGGTCTACTGAAGAAGTAAGACCTGATTGGTTGCCTGAAAAATTTAAAAATGCTGAAGATTTAGCTAAAGCATATTCAGAGTTAGAAAAGAAACAATCTGAACCAGTAGAACAACCTGCTGAAGATAGAACTTATGAGAATGAAACTACACCAGAACCTATGGATAAGTTTTATTCAGAGTACCAAGACAAAGGTGAATTATCTGAACAGTCTTATGAAGAATTAAATAAGATGGGTTTAAATAAAGATTTAGTCGATGGTTATATCGCTGGACAAGAAGCAATCGCAAACAATGATGTTCAAGCAGTTCATAACTTAGTAGGTGGTGCAGATAATTATTCTAAACTTATTGAATTTGCTAAAACAAATTTAAGTGAAGCAGAACAAAATGCTTTTAACGATACTTTAGAAACAGGAAGTATTGAACAAGTAAAATTTGCAGTACAAGGTATAGCATCAAGAGCAGGTATTAATGCTGAACAACCACAATCAATGATTAATGGTGACAGTATAGAAACTGCATCAGATATATTTGAAAGTTCTGCACAAGTCATTGAAGCTATGAATGACCCAAGATATGCAAAAGACCCTGCATTTAGAAAACAAGTAGAAGATAAAATAGCGAGGTCGACAGCTATATAATGGCAACAAGAGATTATAAGTCTGAATATCAGAATTATCATTCTCAACCACTTCAAAAGAAAAACAGAGCAAAACGAAATTTAGCTAGAAGAATAATGAAACGTAAATTGGGCAATGCCATCAATGGAATGGATATTCACCATGCAGATGGCAACCCAAACAACAATAGTTCTTCTAATTTAAAAGTAGTGTCAAAAAGGTTTAACAGGTCAAGAAATGCTTAATTTTATATTACCTATATTAAAAAATCCATTAACTAGAATGATTGGTCAAAAAGTAATTGGCGGTATTCAGCACAAAATGGAAAAGGACAAAATTATCAAAGCCAAAGAGATTGAAGCTATAAAAACAGTAAATGTAGAGCAAGTACGAGCAAGTACAACGTCATGGAAAGACGAATATTTAGTGGTGATTTTTGGATTAGTTTTCGTGGCAAATTTCGTACCACACTTACAAGATTATATGGAAAGAGGTTGGGCAATCTTAAATCAAGCAGACCCACTCTTTTGGTACGCGATGTTAGCTTTAATATCAGGAAGTTTTGGTATGAATTTAACTAACAAGCTAAAGGGGAAAAAATAATGTCATTATATAGAAACATAAACAGAAGAAAAAAACTTGGGATTTCTAGAAGTAAAAAGAAATCTACAATAACTGATGAAGCCTATGCAAATATGAAAGCAGGTTTCCCAAAGAAAAATAAGAAAAACACATAAGGAGTAAATTATGCCTAAAGGTAAAGGATATAAAAGAGGTGACCTTAATAAAGATGGTAAAATGTCTAGCTATGAAGCTAAAAGAGATAAAGCCATCAAAAATGCAATAGCTAAAAAGAAAGTAAAAGATAAACTTAAAATAGCTTAGTGGCAAAGAAGAAAAACAATCTTCTCAATGCTGTTGAACATGAGACAAGAGCAAAATTTAAGAAAACAAGTATAGGCAGAAGACCAAGTACTGCCATGATGAATAAGAAAAAAACTTTTAAGAAATATGTCGGACAAGGAAAATAAACCTTTAAATAAAATTATTAGAGATAATACAGGTTCAAAAAAGTTTAAAGTATTCGTCAAAGACCAATCTACAGGTAATATAAAGACTGTTAGATTTGGCGACCCAAATATGAAAATTAAGAAAAATTCTAAATCAAATAGAGAGAGTTTTATGGCACGTCATGGTGCTATTCTTAAAAAAGTAAAAGGACAGAAAAATTTATCACCTGTCTATTGGGCGTTGAGGTCTTGGAAACTTGGAACGAAAATTAGTTAAGAAGTGCAAGTGCAAAAAATGCAAATGCAAAAAATCTAAAAAGAAAATAACAGAAAAAGAATTTTGGAAGATAATGTCTTCTAGATTTTATAAGTAGTACCATCTCTCATAAGAGAGGTGCTAACAAAATTCAAAACAGAATAGCCACTTACGAGTGATAACTTTCTCATTATGAAAAGTAGTTTGTTTAACACTAACCAAACATTTTAAGGAGAAAAATAAAATGTCAAATGCAACTATATCAAGCATTGGTCAGGTAAACTCAGCAGGAACAGCAGATGCACTCTTTCTGAAAGTATTTTCAAACGAAGTACTTACTCAGTTCATTAGAGAAAATCAGATGTTAAATATGACAACTGTAAGAACTCTAGGTCAAGGTGCTAAGTCTAGTTCTTTTCCTGTGACTGGTTTCGTAAATGCGAATTATCACACAGCAGGTAATGAGATTACTGGTCAAGCTATTAAACACAACGAAAAAGTCATTAACTTAGATGATATGCTACTTGCAGATGTATTTGTGGCGGAAGTAGAAGAATTAAAATCGCACTATGACGTTAGAGCAGAATATTCACGTCAGATGGCTTCGGCTCTTGCAAACAAGGTCGATAAACACCTTCTATCTCTTGCTATCTTAGCATCAAGAGTGACTACACCTAATGTGACTGGCGGTAATGTTGGTTCAGAAATTACTGATGCTGACTGCCACACTAATGCTACATCATTAATCGACAGCGTTTTTGAAGCAATTCAAAAATTAGACGAAAATAATGTGCCATCAGAAGGTAGAGTTTGTGTCGTAAGACCAGACCAATACTACCAATTAGCTAACGTAGATAAACTTGTAAACAGAGACTTCTCTAGAGACAATGGTGACTTCGGTAAAGGAACTGTTCTTTCTATAGGTGGTGTGCCGATTGTAAAATCAAACACAGCACAAGAAGTATTTGCTACAGACTTATCTGCATCTATTTCAGGTACTAACAACACTTACAATGGTGATTTCACTCATACGTTTGCTGTTGTTATGCACAATAGTGCTATCGGTACAATTAAAAGAAAAGACTTAGTTATGGAAAGTACTTATGACCCAAGAAGAATAGGTACTTTGATGACAGGTAGAATGTTATTAGGACATGGTATTTTAAGACCAGAGTCATGCGTTTCAATTAAGAAAGCGTAATAATAACTAACATAGTACAGGCGAGGATTAACACAGACAACTCGCCTGTGCTTTTTAAAATATATGACTACACAAACTAGAACTTCAGAATTAGAAGCAGTAAATACTATTCTCAGTACAATAGGGGAAGCACCTTTGAACACATTAAGTGGTTCTTTACCTGTAGATGGAACAATAGCTAAAAATGTTTTATCTGAAGTAAGTAGAGAAGTGCAATCACAAGGTTGGCATTTTAATACACATTATAAAGTCACTTTAAGTAGAGACACAAATAACAAAATTCCACTAGCAACTAATATTGTCAGAGTAGAAGTAGACCCAAGAAGATATTCAAAAGTAAGTTATGATATTGTTCAAAGAAATAATGAACTTTATAATCTTGCAAAGAACGAAGATACATTTGATACAAATTTTAAAGATGCAACAGTAGTTTATCTTTTACCTTTTGATGAAATTCCTGAACAAGCTAAGAGATATATTACAATTAGAAGTGCAAGAATATTTCACGACAGAACATTAGGTGCTAATACAATTCATAAATTTTCACAAGAAGATGAAGCAAAAGCATTAAGCATATTAAAACAAGCTGAAAGTCACACAGGAGATTATTCTATTTTTGATAGTCCTGAACAGGCATACACAATATTAAGAGGTTAATGTGTTAGTATCTCGTACAATTCCAAATTTAGTACAAGGTGTTAGTCAACAACCAGAAGTACTAAGACTTAACTCACAAGCAGGTGAACAAGTAAATGGTTTTTCATCAGTCGTAGAAGGATTGAAGAAAAGACCGCCAACTGAATATGTAGCAAAACTATCGAGTAGTTCTTTAGGTAATGCTTTTATTCATACAATTAACAGGGATTTGAATGAACGATACATTGTGGTTGTTAGTAATGGCAGTATTGCTGTGTACGATATTAATGGAGTTTCTAAGACAGTTGTAAACCAAACTAACGCAACGAATTATTTAAACAGTAGCAATCCAAAGTCTGACTTTGTTTGTATGACTGTTGCAGATTTTACCTTTATAGTTAATAAAAATAAGACTACAGCAATGGGAAGTGCCACTTCTCCTGCTAAAGTAGAACAAGCTGTTTACTCAGTATTACAAGGAGTAAATAGCACTAAATATTCAATAACGATTGATGGAACGACTTATTCATTTACGTCATCAAATACAAATAGTGAAGACATAAGAAATGGTCTTAAATCAGCTATTGGTTCTCCATCAGGTATAACAGTTTCAAATATTGGAAACTCTAGTTTCTCAATAGTTAAATCTTCAGGAACACTTACAGTCACAGCATCAGATGGTTATGGTAATGATGCTTCACAGGTAGTTAAAGATAAAGTTCAAAACTTTTCTGACTTACCTGTACCTGCAATTAATAATCAAATAGTACAAGTGACTGGTGATGCAGATAGTGGGTTTGATGATTATTATGTAAAATTTGTTGAAGCAGATAATCTTTGGCAAGAAACAGTAGCACCTAACACAAAGACACAGTTAGATAATACTACAATGCCCCATATTTTGATTCGTACTGCCGATGGAAATTTCCGATTTACTCAGGTAGATGGCAGTAGCTATACTATATCAGGAACTTCTTATGATGTACCTGTATGGGGTGAAAGAATTTGTGGAGACATAGATAGTGTACCTGACCCAACATTTGTTGGTAGAAAATTAAATGATATTTTCTTTCATAGAAACAGATTAGGTTTTCTTGCTGATGAAAATGTTATTATGTCAAGAAGTGGAGAGTTCTATGAGTTCTTTCCTGAAACTATTACACAAACATTAGATACAGACCCAATAGATGTAGCTTCAACTCACACAAAAGTTTCTATACTTCGTCATGCTATTTCTTTTGATGAAGAATTACTTTTGTTTTCAGACCAAACACAATTTGTACTTAAAGGTGGTGCAACATTAACTGCGGAGAATATATCAATCAATGTCACAACAGAATTTGAAACAGACAAAACAATTAAACCAGTTGGGGCAGGAAGTAATGTCTACTTCGGTTTCAATAAAGGAAATTTCACAGGCGTTAGGGAATTTTTCATTGCGTCTGACACAGATACAAAACAAGCTGACGATATTACAGCGAATGTGCCTAAGTATATTCCTGCTAATGTCTTTAAATTTACTTCTGCTACTAATGAAAATATTTTAGTTGCTCTAAGTAGTGACGAAGATAATGCTCTTTATGTATATCAATACTATGTAAGTCAAAATAGAAGACTACAAAGTGCATGGAGTAAATATACTTTTGGAACATCTACAACTGATAAAATCTTAAATGTAGAGTTTATAGAAAACGAATTATTTTTAGTTAATGAAAGAAGTGATGGTGTTTATTTAGAAAAAATAAATGTATCACCTGCATTAACTGATACTGGTGAGAGTTATCTTACTCACTTAGATAGAAAATTAAATAATACACAAATTACTGAAAGCTATAACTCAGGAACAAACCAAACTACTATCACACTTCCATACCAAATAAAAAATACTATGAAAGTAGTAGGTAGAA